CACTGGCTGAGTTGGATGAGCGCCTTAAGTATGGTATCTGGGAGGAAGTTACAGGAGAGTTCTATGAGGCCATGCAAGTCATGCTAAGGATGGCAGTGGGGGCAGGATTTGAAGGTCTTGTGCTTAGGGCCAATGGCAGGTGGTATAGGATGAAGCCAAAGGCTACGGCTGATGTATTCATTACTGGTTGGTTCGAGCAGAAGGACAAGCACGGCGAGCTTAAAGGGGTATTGGGCGGGTTTACAACCAACTATGGTAGAGTTACAGCCTTCACTGATGAAATGCGCGAGAAGCTCTGGGTTGAGCCTGTGCAGCATGTAGGTAAGCTAATGGAGGTTGAGTATAAAGAACTGTATGCAAGCGGGTCATTCAGATATGCTGTTAAGTTCTTACACTTCCGTTACGATAAAGATGTAGAATCATTTGATAAAGTGAACGTAGGGAACATCGAATTTAATCCACACATGTGGGAGGATGAATAAGTATGCAAGTAGAAACATTAGGTTGGGCAGCGTGGTTAAAGGTTGAGTCAAATAAAGTGAAGGGGAAATAGATGGAGTTACAAATTGGAATGCCCGTAGTATTACATGATGTACATGGGCTAAAGGATTGCCAGCTATGGCCGGGTCAAGAGGGAATGGTAAACTCAATGGTGAATGTGGAGGGTGTTAGCTACATCTACTTCATGCCAGATAATACGACACGTATGTATGTTATTACAGAAGACCGTGTGACTATTAATGAAGATAAGATTGGTGCTTGGGAGGCAGAGAATGAATAGCTGCCCTAAGTGTGGTGGTGATTTAATAGGGGATGGTTACTCAACAGTAATGCACTGTGAGTTTGCAGACCCAGAGACTTACATATACTGTGCTCCTGATGAGGGGCCGATACTGTGTGACTTTGACATCTTGGAGAACCTAAAGGTATGTGAGGAGTTGCTTATGAAGAAGGAGGTGTGATGAAACCATTAATCGATATGGATATTTTACGCTATGAAATTGGGGCGTGTGGGCAGTATGAAGATGAAGAAGGTAACATAGTAGCTAAGAGCTTTGATGGAGTGGCTGCTGCTGTTGACCAGAAGATTAAGGAAATCTGTGCCCTTGTCTGGGCTACAGAAGAACCTTTATGCTTCCTTAGTATGGATGCACGTACTAAGAAACGTGACGCTCGTAAGATTGAGCGTAAGGTTAAGCGCCTTGAGAAGAGATTGGAGGGGAATCCCCTAGACGCTTCCGCAAACGCTGAGGTGAAAGTTCTTAAGGAGCAGCAAGTATATAAGCCCAACTTCCGAGAGAACATAGCCAAGAAGAAAGTGTATAAGGGCAATCGTGCTGCATCAGTCAAGCCTTTACACTATGACAACATCACTGAGTATATCTTAGCAGCATACGACTGTGTAATGGCAGAGGGTCTTGAAGCAGACGACCTCCTCTCCATCTACCAACGTAAGGCAATGGCCGAGTGTAAAGACCCTACTACCATCATTTGCAGTAGGGACAAAGATTTGGCCCAGTGTAACGGAATGTATTTCTCTTGGGAGTGTGGGCGACAGAAGCAATTCGGGCCAGTCCTAGTGTCTGGGCTAGGTTCGTTACGCCCAATCTACAGAGGTAAGAATGCAAAAGGAGAGCCTAAGTTAGCGGAAGTAAAAGGTGTGGGGGTGTCGTACTTTGCCGCACAAATGCTTATGGGAGACCCAACGGACAACATACCGGGGCTACCGGGGTGTGGGCCAACAAAGGCGTACCCCTCACTAAAAGACTGCAACAGTGAGCAGGAGTTGTTCACCGCAGTTAAGGAGTTGTACGTCCTGAAGTTTGGTGATGGGTGGGCAGAGGAGATGCTTGAGCAAGGTAGGTTATTATTTATGGTGCAGGAACTAGATGAGGACGGCAAGCCAATTATGTGGCAGTTGCCAGAATATCTCTTGGAGGATGTTTGATAACACAAGCGAGGTTAATGGAGGTGCTACAACTTAACAATGATTGCACCGGATTTATCAACAAAGTGCGGAGAGGTAAGTGCTTGATTGGAGACAGTCCGGGGTATCCCCTTGAGGGGTACACGTACTTAATGCTGGACGGTAAAGCGTACCCCGCACACCACCTGATGTGGCTGTGGCATAAAGGGGAACTACCACCAAAAGGCTTCGACATTGACCACGAGGATTTGCGGCGGGACAACAACCACATTACAAACTTGCGGTTGGCAACCCGCTCCCAGAACATGCTCAACACAAAAGCACATAAGGACAGTAGGTCTGGTATTAAGAATGTATTCTTTAGGAGGGATACCGGGAAGTGGGCAGTGCGGCTCACTGTGAACGGGAAGTACAAATCTTTCGGAAGTTTCGAGGACTTAGAGCTGGCTGAACTTGTTGCCGAGGAGGCCAGAGAAAAGTATCATGGGGAGTTTGCAAATGGCTAGACCAAGCGGTGAGAAGAATAGGTGTTCTGGGCAGTGGACGGAAGCGAAGTTCCACAGCTTCATTAAGAGTATGCTGAGGCAGGGCACTAGGAAATGGGCCCCTATACAGCAATGCCTGAAGGAGGCAAGAGTGCGACGGGGCTGGTACTTGTGTGCCTATTGCAACCAAGAAGTACCTGCCACAATACTAACCACACTAAAGAACGGGAAGACTAAGCGAGTAAAGAACGCAATTGCAGACCATTTGATTCCCGTAGTGCCGCCAGAGGTAGGCTTTACCACATGGGATGACCTGATAGAGGGCATGTACTGCGAGATAGATAACATAAAGTGCTGCTGCCACGCTTGCCATCAGGTCAAGTGTGCAGAAGAAGCAGCCATTGCTAAAGAGCGCCGGGCAAAAGAGAAACAGGAGAAGTTAGATGAGTAAATTATTTCAAGAAATCAGCAACCCAGCACTACGTGCATGGAATCAGCTAGCCACACTACGTAACTTGGAGGAGGTGCATGGAGAGAAAGCATCCAGTGCCTACTACGAGGAGTTAAGTGATGCAGAGAAAGTGAACATCTTGGCAATTGGAACCCGCATCCTTGTTAAGGGTGAGAGTTTCGTACGTGCAGAAGTGAACCGAGAACTATAATCTTACGGGGCTTCGTGCCCCACATCTTGGAGTTGATTATGAGTGGTAAAAATAGAATTAAGCAGCAGAAAGCAAAGCAAGCTAAACGTGACAACCAACAGGCACATCAAGTAGCAGACAGCGAACGTAAGCACCAATCACACTACAAGCTAGACTGGTTTAAGCCTACTGAGATTCAGCAAGAGATATGCCTAAGCTACTACTCGAATGACCTGACAGCAGTACAAGGAAGCTCTGGTACTGGTAAGTCCACTACCGTTATCCACCTTGCCCTGAACGATTTAAAAGACCGACGATTCAGTAAGATTGTATTCTGTAAGACACCTGCTGAGTTAGGTGATGATAAGATTGGTTTCTTATCTGGGAGTGCAACAGAGAAACTGGCAATGCACTTCGAGGCAATGCGTAGTATTTTCCACACGTTTATGTCAAAAGAAAAACTTGTAATGGAGGAAGCACATGGGAATATCGAGTTTACTATACCTAACTTTATTGCTGGACGCACTATTGACAATGCCATCTTTATCCTTGATGAGAGCCAGCTTCTGTCAGCTAAAACCTGTAAGCTCTTGCTCGAACGGGCAGGACAAAACTGTAAAGTAATTGTCCTTGGGGATAAGAGCCAAACGTATGCTTGTAAGGAACGTACTGATGGCTTCACTGATTTTGTGCAACGTATCACCCGTGTTGATGAAGATGGCCAGAGGGTTAGCACACAGCCTACTATGGGTTATGTAGAGATGAAGGCAGCAGATAACATGCGCTCAGACCTATCACGCCGTGTGGTTGAACTTTACGAGGGAGTGTAGCACATGACAACTATAGTCTATAGCCATGAGCACAAAGAAATCGCATTCGACTCACGAGCATCCCGTGGTGGAGACATTGTAACAGACGACTACAACAAGTTATACAAGAGTAATGGTGTACAGTTCATCATCTCGGGGAGTCCTGCTGATGCTGAGGTATTCATTGCAATGTACGAAGACCCTGAGCTACGTGCCATCCCTGAGATTGATGCCATTGTGGTTGATGAAGGGAAGGTGTACAGTGTTCATCCCACAGAGGAGGGTGAGTTATCTTGCTTCGAGGCCTACTTTGATATTGGTGCAGGGAGTGGCTCTCCTTGGGCCATTGCTGCCCTAGACCACGGCAAGACACCACGACAGGCTGTTAAGTATGCAGCTACTCGTGACTTATACACTGGCGGTAAGATTCATGTGATTAAGGTGAAGTAGTGGAACTATGTGACTACAGTGGAGACCAAGTATTGCTAGACCGTACTGTTGATAAGCTGGAGGACGGCGGGAAGCCTGACTTAGTAGACAAGCCTAACCACTATATGGTTATTGGCAACACAGAGGCTAAAGACCTCATCAAGGTTATGCTAGACCAGTATGTTAAAGATAACCCTAGTGCCACACCTTACCAGATTTACTGTGCAGGTTGCTCCTTCAAGTACCGTCTTCGTGTAGGTAAGAAGGACGCTGTAGGGCAGGAAGTACGTAAGGCACTTAGGTATGTAGATATGCACAACGAGGAGATCTAATAAGTGAATTTGATTTACACATCGACGGGATGCGCACCGTGCAAGGCGCTCAAGATTAAGTTGGCTGAGGCTGGCATTGAGGTCACATACGTTAACGTAGAAACCTTGGAACGCACGGATTATCCAGCAGGGCTTCGCTCAGTACCAACGCTTGTTACTGGCCACGGGGATATGGTTGTTGGGGATGCAATACTTAAAACCCTTCTTGGAGGTAATGCCTAATGGAATTAAGCAACGAAATACTAAGTTCAATCACAATCTTTAATAAGTATGCTAAGTACATCCCAGAAAAGGAACGTCGGGAAACTTGGCATGACCTAGTTACACGTAACATGGAGATGCACATAAGCAAATATCCAAAACTTGAGGGGGGGATTAGGGATGCCTACAATCTCGTGTTTGATAAGAAAGTCTTGCCAAGTATGCGGTCACTCCAGTTCGGAGGCCGTCCAATTGAGCTTGCCCACAACCGCATATACAACTGCGCTTACATGCCAATTGACCACATTGATGCATTCAGTGAGCTTATGTTCCTCTTGCTTGGTGGAACTGGAGCTGGATATTCCGTACAGTCCAGACACACTGAACAGCTACCCACTGTTACTGGCCCAATTAACGAGAGCCGTCGGTTCCTTGTCGGGGATAGTATTGAAGGGTGGGCAGACGCAGTTAAAGTCCTCGTTGAGTCATACTTCCTTGGAAAGCAATATCCTGTATTTGACCTACGAGATGTGCGTGAGAAAGGGGCAGCACTAATAACCACAGGGGGTAAGGCTCCAGGGCCTGAGCCACTTAAGGTATGTCTAGGTAAGTTGGAAGTTATCCTTGATGCGAACT